GTTAGCTGCTTTTGATCCTTTTTTTAATTTGGATGGTTTAGTTGTTACAACTGTTTTTAATTTTGATCCGGGGTTAGCTTTTCTGTAAGAAGCTACTCCCTTTTTATTTAACCCACCAGAAGGATTTTTACCTTCTTTTCTTTGCCAAGCTGGAGACCTAGCCACGTTTTTTTATTTTTCCACCACGTCTGACTTTAGCAGTCTTAGCAGCTCGTTTAAAATTAGCAGCAGTTGGTGCTCCTTTAGCTCCTACTTTTCTCATTTTTTCTCCAGAGCCTGCTGCAATTCTTTTTCTCTTAGCATGAATGTTTGCATATAGTCCGGGTTTTTTACTTTTAGCCATTGTTATTTTCCCCTTCACTATCTTTATTTAATTTTTGTAGTATTAAATTTAAACTTTGTTCAATAGATTTCATACGAGTTTCCATGTCCTCTATTTTACTTGCATCACCGTTAGTCATACTTGGTGCTAGTGATACAATTTTTTGTGTTGATCGTTTATTCCAAACTGTCATAGTCTATCCTTATGGTAGGCAGGGGAGCCTATAACCCCCCTACCCAATGGTTATATTTTAGTTGTGGTCAGTTTCGTCTACACCTGAAATATCACACATAACAGCCCAAGCTCTAACTTTACTTGCATTGTCTGTTGCTCCCAGAACTGTAACGTCAATTGTATCTGCAGAACCATAAACAGTTCCTGAGTTAGATACATTTTCCACTAAACCTGCATATCCAGTTGAAGTAGAATCGTAACCGTCTACATAACTATCAACATCTCCTCCGTCACCTACGTCTAAAGTAACACTACTAGGAGAAGCAGTTAATACTTCTATACCAGCATTGATAACTAAAGTTTCAGCAGGAATGTCTAACATTTGTACGACATCATTTGCTGCAGGATCGAAAGATGAGAAGTCAACTGTATTCTCAACTAAATAAGGTGTCCTTCCATTAGAAGGATGACCTGTTGTGCCACCGGCACCGGTTTTATCATGTGTTGCCATGATTACTTACTCCCTCTAAATTAAGAATCCAGATCCATAAGGCCTTTGAATACACCTTTGAATCCAGTTGTTGATTCACCACGAAGTACTTTTCTTCCAAATACGTGTAGACCACGAACTATGTCAGAAAAACTATCTGGATCACGAATCACTTCTGTTTTAGCAATGTGTGAAGCAGTTGCTACTCCAGACATATGTCCATACAGAATTGCTGTTTGTCCAGCTGTACTTGAAGACCCAAATGTATGTGTTGCAGCTGAACCAGTTGAACCTACTGCAATAGCATTTGATTGATATAAATCAAAGCCATGTAGTGGTCTATCTGTTACTCTACCATTTAATAATGGTGAGCCACCAGAACCGATTACAGATGCATCCATAATTTTAGAGCCAGCTTGTCTTAACACCTCGTAAAACTGAGGTGGAGCTACAAGCCAACGATTTTCTTCAGGTACATCGTTTTTGTCTAACTCAGCTGCTGCTTGAGCTACAAGATTTGCTACTTCATCACCAGTGTTAGCTGATGTTGCTTGAGTACCAAGAGTTCCTGTAGATGCAATAGCATTGTCATACATATTTTTAAGTACGTTGTAGTCGTAAGCTTTCTTCAAGGTATAAGCACCTGAAGAAGTTGCAAGAGCTTCCCAATTTACATGAGACTGCCTTTCCTCGATGTCATCCACTTTAAATGCAAAATAATTGCCTTGATCAATTGTTAATTGAATTTGATCATCAGCAAGTGTTTGTGTATTTACAGTTTGGCCACGAGCATAGGAAGCAACAGTAATTGATGGCTCTTTAAGAATGTTTACAGTATCACCAAAATTCTCAATTTCTCCAGTGTAGTCTGTGTTAGTAATTGCTTCTACCACAGATGCTCTACGGAAATATTTAAGAACTTTCTGACTGTATATAGCAGGTGCCCAATTACCAGTAGGTAAATTCTGATAACCGGCTGCCAATCCCATTGTTGCCATATTAATTGTCCTCTATTTATTCGTTAATAACACGACCAGACTTCATAGCCTGATCAATCTCTGATTCATACTTCTCAAACTCCCATGGTTTAAGTCGTTGAATCTCAGAAATCTTCCAAACCTTATCACCCTGCCCAACATTTACATCTCGGCTAGTAGCCTTAGTAACTGCTTTGGCAGCATCTTTAGATTTAGTAGGTTTCCGTTTCCTGTCTATTCCAACATCCACTTTGTATAAATCAACAGTCCTACTTGCCCAAACAGGATCAGTATTGTTTTTAGTAATACCTTCAGAAATGCTTTTGGGCTGTTGCTCAAGCCATGTCAAAAACTCCGGAGAGCCTTTAATATCTTCAAAATCAGGATGTGTGTTTAACAGCTGTTTGTAAGCAGATTGAACCTTTAACTTTTGTTCACGTTCAGAAATACGGCCTATTTCAGCCTGCAAATCTTCTACCTGTTTACTTGCCATCTTGTGAGAGATAGTTTCAACTACTTGGTATACGTCAGGATATTTGTCTTTAAACTGATCTAGATCTTCATCTGTCTTTGGTGGAGCATACTGAGCAGTTTGTTTTTCAGCAACTTTAGCTTGTGCTGTTAAACTTTCTTTCTCTTGCTTCCATTCTGACAGTTTCTTATCATAGTACGTTTTAAGATCGTCATATCTTTTCTTATACTGTACTTCTGTATCTCCTCCACTAAGACCTTCTTTTGGTTCTTGGGTTGAGTTTTGTGAGTCCATAAAACTTTCTACTTCTGGAGTGGCTTCCATCGTGGCCTCGACAGATGTGTCCTCAGTTTCAGTTACTTCCTCTTCGGCTGTGAGTACTCTATCTTTACCCTTGAACATATTTACTCTTGGGTCCTCTTCAAGCACACTAGCCTTGTTGTGCATGTCAGTCTTCTTTTTTGCCATGTTATTATTCCTCCTTTTACAGTGCCTCAGAATTGAGGGTGGCCGTTATTGGCTGATTTATCCAGTGCTAGATGGCAGTCTAGGTGGCTGGAATCTTTTTAGGTTAATTTAAACCTAATTCATCTAATCCTTCTTCAAACAATTTCTTTTCATCGTTACGTCTTTTAGCATGTCCTTTACTTTTTATTAGGTATGTATTGCCAGCTTCTTTAGAAGGCTCATAGGCATAAAATAAAAAGTTACCTATATCTCCTTTTTTTAAAGATTCTTTAGCTTTTTTCCAACCACTTCTACCTAAGTTGTATTGAAGACTTACTAATGCTGTTCGTGTTTTAGGATTATCTAAAAACTTTCTTGGTATTTTATCTGCTATTAAAGTTGATACCTCTTTATCTATTCTTTGATCTAAAGCCATATCAGCTACTCTTTCAGATACTCTCATATCTTTCCGTACATTTTCTGTTGTACCATACCCTATAGTATCTATTCCTTCACTGTCTGGATATGTTAAAAATTCTTTTGTTTTAGGATCATAACTTCCTTTTTTTGTTTGAAATGCTATAGTACCTTCTGCTCTTTTTAAAAATTCTGCTGTTTCAGGGTTTTTATAAATATATGGAGTTTCTGGTAATTCTTTTTCTACCTTACCATCTGCTACTTTAGAAGTATCTACAGGAATCTCTCCGGGAAATAATTCTTCTACTTGACCTCCTTCAGCTGCTTGCATAACAGGTTGTGCTGGCTGTCTAGTCGGTGCTGGTTGTTGAGGCTGTTGTTCTTGTTCTTGTATCTTTTCTTCTGTTTCTTTCTTGCCTCGGTTATTTATTTTTTCTAATCTATCATACCCTATTATATTTGCTATCACATCAGGAATAACTACTTCACCGTTTGATACAAGTATTTGTTCAGCATCTGTAGGAGTTTTACCAAAGTCTAATTTCATACCTTGTTTTTTTGCATATTCTTTTGCATTTTGTATCATATCATTTATGTCTCGTAATCCTGCATGTCGTACAGCTGCAGCATTTATTACAAATCCATCACTTTCAGCTGGTACATCATCGGCTACACCAGAGTTATCAGCACCGGGTTTATCTACAACACCTATTGGACCAGCTGCTACTCCTCCTCCTATTGCCATTCTATCTATCGGAGCAGCATTATCTGCCGGAACAGCAGCATTTTGAGGCATTTGCTCTTCTACGGGCCTAGAAGGTACCATAGCTTCACTTTGCATGTCTTGGGGTACCATAGCACCAGAACCTTGCTCAGAGGGCATTCCTTGCTCATTTGTAGAGGCCATTTCTTGAGTGGTTTGCTGTAAAAGTTGATTTACGTCTTCTTCAGAGGGTATTCTTCCAGTTTCACCCTTTATAGTCAAAAGCATAAACTTTTCAGCATAGGGAGCAAGTTCTGCCATTTCATTTATTTCTTCTGGAGTTAAATTTTGTTGAAAACGACCTGCTGTATCTTTAACTTCTACTACTGGATCACCCTTTGTCATAAACTCAAAGTCAAGATTATCCATAGTTAATCCTGCACCTTCTGCAGCTTTCATATTAGGTTCTTGTCTCATAAATAATATTCCTATTAATATTCCATTACGAATAAAATTCTTGGCTAAATTTATCAACATCTGCTTCAAAATCTTCCTGAGTTGCAAAGCCGTCATATAACCCTGTTGTTAAATTTATATTTTGTGTTCTAGGTGTTCCAGATACAATCTTTTCTCCATTAGGTCCTGTATACTCAAACACTTCTCTTAGCCACTGATTAGCTGTTTCTGATCCGTTACCAATGCTGTCTATTCTTTCCAACACACTTACACCTCTATCACCACTTGGTTTGTGTTTTTGAAAACCTCCTGATCCTGTAGCAGCTTTTATAAATGTTTCTTCGTTTACATCTAATCCATATCTATCAGCAAAACTATATAAATAATCTATTTGTTTTTCTGCTTGTTTTTTTACTTCAGGATGAGGAAATCCATTATATCCCCAAGAATATGGTGCTGTTAAACGTAACGTATCATTTTCTACTGCTTCATCAAATAAAGGATTACCAGCATTTAACCATGCAGTTTGATCTGAATCACTAGGCATTCCATTATTTTTATCCATGATAGCTTGTGAGGTAAGTCTAAACTCTACACCACCCATAGGATGTTTATAACCACCACCTCTAAACCACTTTCCAATTCCACCCCAACCTGTCAATAGTTTTATAGCCTCATACCCTGCTACAAAAGGAGCTAGTGTGGGATTTATTAATGCTGCTGTTTGCAAAGTTCCTGAAACTTTTCCTTCAGCTGTACCAGAATCAAAAGCTTGTTTTATACCATATATTTGTAATGCAGTTGTTCCTGCTTTTAGAGCACCACCCCATGATGGAAAAGCTGATCCAGTAGATCCAGTAGGTGTAGCAGTTGTAACCCCTGTGCCCTGCCCTGCTAAAGAAGCTGGTGGGGCTGAACTTAATCCTATACTACCTTGAGTTGCTGCTGTTCCTAACCCAGTTGAAAAATTCATACCATACGTTGCTAAATTTACACCTGATCCTAAATATTGACCTGCAGCTGAAGGAGAAGTCGTAATAGTATTTTCTCCTGCATACTGTTGTTGATTAAACATATTATAAATGTCTTTACCTGCATCATATCCAGATTCAAGTTCTCCTAATCCAATAGGTCTATCTCCTGAAGGAGGTAATATTTCTTCCTCATCTATAGTACCTGCTTCCATAGTAGATGTGCCTCTTTCATATGGAGCTATAGCTGGTACATTACTTACACCTATTCCACTTCGTTGTGGCATAGTTGCTGTTATTTGTGACACATCAGAACCAAATGGTCCTAAGTTTTGAAGTTGTGCAGTTGTAGGATCAACATATGTTCCTAATCTTTTACGTTCTTTTTCTTTTTCTTCATCTGTAAATAGCATAACAGCATCAGAAATATCAGTTTCTAATGCTTGACTACCACCGGGTACGTCTATTTCCTGTTTATCTTCTTCTATTTCTGGTACTTCATATCCTTCAGGCTTAGTAAGTTCAGGATCATACATTTGAGATGCAAACTGAGACTCAAATGCATCCATACCTACTCCAATTTTTTTACTGCCTAAATCGGATACAGATTGTGAGAAAAACACATCGTTAAGATTAGTATTTGTAGCCATTATTTTTTAGCTGTTTCCTTTTTCATTTCTTCGTAATTATTCCTCAAGTTGAGGAGCATTGCCAGCAAACTGGCTTTCCCCTGCAGTCGGTACACCTCCAACTCCGATTGTGCCGTTACCAGCCCCTGTAAGGTCTGTAGGTTGAGTGCCTTGAGCAGGTTGCTGAGAGGCTCCCATGCCTGCTGGCTGCCCAGTATTGGGGCTAGGGCCTTGAGGGCCTCCTGATTCTGGTTGTTGTTCTTGTTGGACATTCTGCATTCCTTTTAACATTTCAGCATAGATCTGTGCTTGGTTCATATCATTAACAAGACTGTCTGGATCTATATCTTGAGATATTGCTAATTCTTTTATAAGGTTTGGTATTTTAATAAATGGAGCAAGCATAGGATTAGCAACAGTTTGTAACAATGCTGTAAGTCGTTGTGAACGAACTTCTTTTTGCATAACTGAAGCTACACCTTTTGGTTTAATTTCGAGATCTCCTTCTATATCAGGATTATCTTCATTAAACTGCATATTCCATTGAAAAAATGCTTCACCTAATGGTTTTAAAAGATGATCATCAAGGTTCTTTATAACAGTCTTTATAGATAAGCCAGACGATCCAAGTAACATAGATAGTCCAGCAGCTGTTCTGCCTGTGCCAGTAACACCTGTCTGCCCATGCATTATACTGGGTATACCAGTTTCTTCGTCAGCAAGTTGCCTTGCTTTATCGTACATCTGTATGTTTTCACCTGCTGTATTAGGAAACTTTATACCATTTACAGCTGTGCCTGTAACACCAGATTGTCTTCTAAACACTTTACCGGGAAATATATCATAATTTTGACCCGGTACTAAAGATGTTTCATCTACATCAAATACAAGGTTTCCTGCTAAAGATAAATTGTCTATAGCCATACGAACATGACCATTCATTAAAAGCTGTGCATCTTCCATATTTTCTGGTACACCAATACCCCATATTTGATATGGACTTATTTCATATGGGAACATTTGATAAGGAATACGCATTGGTGTAAATGGATTCATAACTGCTCGTAGTATTTGATTACCACAAACCCATACATTTACTTGTACCTGAGATAAATTATCTTCAGGAGCTTCCATACCTATTTCAGTCATGAAAGAAGAATCAACACATCCCCAATATTCAAGCACTTCAAATCTTTCTGATGCACTTCTATCTAGATGGTTATCATCACGTATAACACTTTCGTAATATTTATCATTGTAGTTTCCTCCTCCAGCTAATACTTCATCTATAGCTTCAGGATTAAACATTGGCATATCCATAAGGTTACGAACTTGAGTTCTTGTCATTTTATGTCTTTGTATAACATAATCACAATCCTCCATGTTTGTAGCCATTGGATCAGGGTATAAATCCCAACAGGATACAGTTTCGACTTTAGGAATATCTTTATAATAAGGTTGATATTCTTTTTCTTCTCCTGATCTAACCCATTTATGCACTGTTTTAGTATGAGTAAATGGTCCTTTTACTATTCCTGTACCAAGTAGCACAGACTCAAATATAGAGTTT